AGATTTTTTAGAACTGGCGGAGGCTCAATGTGAGTATATCAACATATTCTGAGTTAAAAACTGCTGTAGCTAATTTTTTAGCTAGAACAGATTTAACTGATCAGATCCCTAACTTTATCCAGTTAGCTGAGGCAAGATTATCTAGAGAGTTAGAGACTAGAGATCAGGAAAAAAGAGCGACTGCAACATTGACAAGCGGTGATGAGTTTATAGCCCTTCCGACTGATATGAGAGAGGTCAGGGAGATTAAGCTAAACACAACTCCAAATGTCGTACTGGAATATAAAAGCCCGACAGCCTTAGACACTGCCTATACTGGCGGAAGTGGCAGACCTTCAGCATATTCTATTGTAGGTGGTGAGTTAAAGATTAGACCTATACCTGATGATAATTATACAGCCGAAATTATTTATATCGGCAGTCTAAGTGCTTTGTCAGATAGTAATGCCACAAATGTGATGTTAACCCGTCACCCTGATGCTTATTTATCAGGGGCATTGGTTGAGGCTTATACCTACTTAATGGATGAACAAAGGGCATCAACTTATGATGCTAAGTTCACAAGATCTATAGAAGAGATCAGAAAAGACGAACAAAGATCTCACTATGGAACTGGTGCTTTGCACATATCATCAATCTACGCAAAACAATCATCGTCTGCATCATAGGAGAAATAAATGTCAGCAATGTCAGATTATCTAGAACTTAAATTTCTAGATCACTTTACTGGAACAGCATCAACGTCTGCTCCCTCAGCAGTTTATTTGGGATTATCTACTGGAAGTTTAGCTGATGACAATTCAGGAACAGAATTAACTGGTAATAACTACTCAAGAAAAGCTATTACTTTTGCTTCTGCATCTTCAGGATCAATAGCAAGTAATGCAAGTGTTGAGTTTGACCCTGCAACTGGCTCATGGGGTGACGTGAGTAATTGGGGGATATTTGATGCTAGTAGTTCAGGTAATTTATTATTTCATGGTGCATTTACAGCATCAAAAACAATAGCAAGTGGAGACATACTAAAAGTAGCAAGTGGTTCTTTAACAATTTCTGCTGATTAAGGTTTTATTATGGCTACCTTAGAACAGCTAGATAGTTGGGGAAGCATTGATGCTCTTGATAGCTTTGGCACTCTTGAGCAACTAGATAACTTAACATTACATGAGGCAAGTGCGACAGCCTCAGTGACAGCTAGTGTTAGTGGAAGTGCTATAAGAATACAAGTTGCTAGTGCGAGTGCATCGACTGCCTCAACAGTAACAGCTACAGCAAATACAGTAATTCTAATTACAGCAAATTCTGCTTCAGTTGGAACTGTATCGGCTACTGCTAATTATGAAGTTACAGTTGTTGCTAATGGTAGTGTTAGTGCAACAGTATCAGCCTCTTGTTTAAGGATACTGCCAACAGTAACAGCAAGTGTGTCTGTAAGTGGCACAGCGACAGCAACACCTATCTTAATTGCTGATATGGATGCGGGTGCGACAACAGTAGCCACTGAGTTAGCTACAGCTAATTTTGAGGTGTCTATAACAGCTACTGGCACTGCTTTGGCAAGTTCTGATGTTACCGCAAAAATTATTGGTGAGGACTGGATTGAGGCTGAAGAAGGATCTGAGACTTGGGCAATACAGAATATTGGCTCAGTAGTATGGACAACTCAAAATGTTGGAAGTGAGGTTTGGTTTAGGCAATGATAGATTTTGGTGAATGGTTACCCGATCAGCAGGCTATAGCAAGTCCACTTCAGGTGGCAAAGAATGTAATTCCTTCTGCTGTCGGATACTCTGCTGTTAAAAATTTAGGAAGTTTTTCTTTAGCAGGCGATAGTCGTATTCAAGGGCTGTTTTCTAAAAAAGATAGCACTGGATCAGTGGAGTTATATGCAGGAGATGCAGGCAAACTTTATCGCTTTAATGCAAATAACAGTCAGTTAGATGACGTATCAAAGTCAGGTGGTTATTCATTAGGCACTGATCAATATTGGAACTTTTGTGTCTTTGGCAATAAAATTATTGTTGCAGGAGATACATCACAAAGGCTTCAGTTTATCGAGTCAGGCGGTACTGCTTTTGCTGATTTGTCTGCTACAGCCCCACAAGCAAGATATGTGGCGGTTGTTCGAGACTTTGTTGTTACTGGTTATTCAGGCGGTGAAAGTAGAGTTACATGGTCAGCTATCAATGATGAGACAAGTTGGACAGCAGGAACTAGTCAGTCAGACTTTCAGGATATACCTGATCAGGGTCATGTAAAAGGCTTAGTTGGCGGTGAATATGGTATTATATTTATGGATAATGCGATTGTCAGAATGACTTATGTTGGTAGTCCATTAATATTCCAATTTGACACTGTAGAAACTGAGAGAGGGTTAGCCTTTGAGGGTGCATATGCAAGCCTTAGCCCGTCAGAAATATTTTATTTAGCGGAGGATGGCTTTTATTTTTGGAATGGACAGCAAAGTATTCCAATCGGTGCTGAGAAGGTTAATAAGTTTTTCTACGATGATTTAAAGATATCAAATGCGGATAGAATAACAGCAAGTATAGACCCAACAAGAAGTATAGTTGCGTGGGGTTACCCTACTGGTGATGGCAATCCTGATAGAATATTATTTTACAATTATGCTGTTAAAAGATGGTCTTTTGCAGAAGTAACACATGATATGTTGGGTAGTTTTCAAACTCCTGCATACACATTAGAAGCCTTAGATAATGTAAATTCATCAATAGACGACCTTACATTTTCTTTAGATAGTAGAGCCTTTAGAGGCGGTCAATTTGTTTTTGGTGGTGCAAAAGATAATGCAATAGCTTTCTTTACTGAAGGTGTATCTCTTCCTGCACAATTAGTGTTGGGTGAAAAAGAGTTTGCAACTGGCAGGCTCACTAACATAAATCGTATTTATCCTTACTTTGATGGTGGCACTATTACTGTCACATTAAAGACAAGAAACACTATGGCTAACAACGTAAATATTTCAGGAACAGAAGGTCTAATAAGTCTGCAAAGTCCATTTAATGATGGAACAGCAGGATCGTTAAACAATGAAGGATTTATTCCAACTAGATCTAATGGGAGGTTTCACACTATCCAATTTGATATAGATAATGCTTTTAATGGAGCATTTGAGAAAATATCAGGTTATGAATTAGATGTTCAGGTTTTAGGCAGACGATGAGTTATTTAAACTTACCCGTAAATGGTGGAACACCACGAGAAATATCGAATGTTGTTAACAATATTTTAAATGGGAAGATTAATTCTACTGGCAATGTAACTCTTACCAATAGTTCAGCCACAACAACTTTATACGATGCACGAATAGGTGACGACAGTGTCATCCTATTTATGCCAACAACAAGCGATGCCTCTACAGAAAATGTTTATGTAACTGGCAGGCAAAAGGGGCAGGCAACATTAAATCATGCAAGTGCTACGACCACTAGATCCTTCGGATACATCGTTTTCGGCTAATGCTAATCGGTGTAGAAAGTGGATTACTGATGCTCTTAGGTATGCTCACAATAGTCATACTTACGAACAAGTTATAGATATCGTCAAAAGAGGTGATGCTCAGTTATGGGCATTAAAAGACAGTGCAATTGTAACTGAGATTGTCAGTTACCCTCAACGCAGGACACTGCGATTTTGGCTTGCAGGCGGTAACCTTAAAACACTGTTAGAGGTAGAGCCAAAGATAAGAAAATGGTCTATATTATACCGATGTGAAGCGGTTGAAATTATAGGCAGAAAGGGTTGGGAAAAAGTGATGAAAGATTACGAACCAACTGCAATCGTTTTAGTAAAGGAATATTAATATGTCAAAAGGTGGTGGCGGAGGCGGATCTTCAGGTACAGTCAATACAACAGTTGAACCACCTGAGTACGCAAAACCCTTTTTAGAGTATGGATTAGCTCAGGCTAAAGACAGATACACTTCTGAAATGCCTTCATATTATCCATTTTCAACGACTGTAGGATTTAGTCCTGAAAGTGAAATGGCTCTTAATATGACAAGAGACAGAGCCTTAGCGGGTAGTTCTCTCGTTAATAATGCACAAAATTATATTGGTAATATCGCTCAAACTGGTGGCGGTTTAGGATTAGGTTCAAACATATTCCAAAGAGCCTCAACTGGCGGATACCAAAACGAAGCAATGCCAATGGCAAGAAATATGTTAGGCGGTGCTAATTTTGATGAGGTTCTAGACTACACAAGAGCCACCGCAAGAGGCGATATGTTAGGTAGTAATCCTTATTTGCAGGGTGCTATCGATAGAGCTATAGATCCAGTAAAAGACAAAATACAATCACAATTTGCTATGTCAGGCAGATATGGGTCGGGTGCAAATCAGGATGTTTTAGCTAAGTCATTAGGTGGCATAGCTTCCGATATTGCGTATGGCGACTATCAGCGAGAAAGACAAAACCAGTTAAATGCACAACAGCAGTTAGGCAATTTAGCACAACAACAATTTGCCAATCAGTCAGGTGCTTTGAGTGCTTTAGGTAACTTATCTCAGGCTGACATACAAAGACAATTGGCAGGCGGATCTGCACTAAGTGCTATGGATACTGCAAGAATGAGAAGACAGCTAGAAGGTGCAAAGTTATCCCCACAATTTGCTGAACTTGATTACAGAGATGCACAAAGACTTGCTCAGGTTGGATCAGCAAGAGAGAGCGATGCTATGGCTCAGTTGCAGGATAATATCAATAGATTTAACTACGAGCAAAACATAGATGATCAGAAGCTAAGAAACTATATGGCTTTGATTAGTGGCGGTACTGTCGGATCAAACACAATACAGCCAGTATTTAGAAATCAAGGTGCTAGTGCTTTAGGCGGTGCTTTAGGAGGGGCACAATTAGCATCGTTAATTAATCCATCTTATGCAGGAATGGGGGCAATCGGTGGCGGATTGTTAGGGTTAATATAATGAGTAGACCAATAGATGCTTTATTAGGAAATATTGATCCTTTAACTGGATTAAGAAGAGGTATGGTTGGCGGAAACGCATCCTATATGCAAAGTCCAGTAAAGGTAACTGGCTTGCCTCAGATTGACGATAGAAATACTTTAACAGATTATAATAATACAGTTACAATGAGGTCAGGAAACAATATTCCAGTAAGACCTATGACTAATGTAGGTGTTATACAAAGCACACCATTTAAAAGCACACCAACATTGTTAACCAGTCCTGAAACAACACAAACAAATACTGGTTTATTAGGAAATTCTTTTAGTGATCCGAGAACTTTTGGTGCTTTAAATTCTGCCTCTGAACTTATGAAGTTAGGTGGTTACTCAGTAGGAAAGCCTGCCCCAACATTGGGTCAAGCATTTGGTGTTGGTATACAGTCATATTTAAAGGGTAAGCAAGCTGAAGAAGATAGGCAAAGTAAAAGAAGCCAAAACTCTTTAAAAAACCAATTAGAGATGGCTAAGTATCTAAATGAAGTTCAGAAGATGCAGTTAGATCAGCAAAAAACTGGAAAAGACGATGCAAAAACTAAATTTTCACAAGAAAAAAATCTTAGAGATAGTTTTATTAAAGAAAGTAAAACAAACGTATTAGCATTAGAAGGTTTTAATAAAGTGGCTATTGCCTCCAATGCAACTCCTTCGGGAGCAAACGATTTGGCACTAGTATTTGCTTATATGAAAACAATAGATCCTAACTCTGCTGTTAAAGAAGGTGAGTATACAAATGCTGAAGAAAGTCAGGGTGTCTCTCAACAGATAATAAATATTTACAACCGAGTAATAGATGGACAAAGGCTAAGTCCTGAAGCAAGAAAAATGTTTTTGGACAGTGCAAAACAGCAAGTTTTAACTTCAGTAAGAAAACAAGAAGTTTTAGAAAAAAATTACTTAGGATTGGCTAAAGATTATGGGTTAGATGGATCAAAAGTTGTTCAGTCTAAGTTACCAATTTTAGGTGGTTACTTAAAACCTATACCAGTGAAATCAATTAAAGATGCTGAAGATAGACTTAAAGAAGGACAATTCTTTATATTAGATGGACAGATTGGGGTAATTGAATAATGGGTAAAGCAAGATTGTTGGGTGAAGCAAATACGCAAAAAACATCTCCTCAAAACAAAGTTGGAAAATTAACTGGCATTACTCAATCTGCATTGCAGGGTTTATCAATGGGATCTTCTGACGAAATAGCAGGATTAGCTAAAGGTTTGTATGCCAAGTTTGCTGAAGGCAAAGATTTTAACACAGCTTATAATGAAACAGTTAATTCTATTAGAAGTGATCTTAAATCATTTAGAGAGCAAGAGCCATTATATGCTTATGGATCTGAGATTGCAGGAAGTTTACCTACAGCAATATTAGGTGGTGCAGGATTAGCTAAGGCAGGATTAGGTGCTGTTAAAAGTGCAGGGCTAATGGGTGGTGCTTATGGCGGACTTGCAACAGACAGCGATGATGTAGCAGACCGAGCAATAGGAACTGGTGTTGGTGCATTAACTGGTGGCACATTACAAAAGGTTGCCCCATATGCGACTGAGAGTGCAAAGAATTTAATTAAGAGAGGTGTTCCCGTTACAGTTGGTGATGCTGTAGGTGGCGGGCTAAAGAAGTTTGAAGAAGCATTAACTTCTGTGCCTTTTGTTGGTTCAGCTATTTCAGGTGCTAAACAAAGATCAAAGCAAGGGTTTGATAGAACTGTATATGAAGAAATTTTAGAGCCACTAAAAGCTATTGGAGTAAAGCCTAAAGAAGTCGTGAAAGGCAAGACTGGAAATGAATTATATGATGCTGTAGAGACAGTTGTTTCCAAAGCATATGACGATGTTGTGCCTACACTCAAGTTACCTAATAGACAGTTAGTGCAGTCTAAAATAGATGATGCAATTTACAATTCAGCAGAGACATTAGATGATAATTTAGAAAAAGTATTTTTTAAAGATTTAGAAAAAATAATTTATTCAAAATTTGATGCAGATGGCAATATATCAGGGCGAGCATTTAAAGATGCTGTTTCTAAACTAAGAGCCAAAGCGAGAAATATAGGTGCGTCACAGCCTCAATTGTTTACTGATGATTTAATTGGCTCTTATAAAAATGTTGAAAAGACTTTAATTGAAATTTTAAAAGAAAC